ATGCGAGAGGGCTTGGGCCTTACGCAGGAAGAAGTGACGGAGCGATCCAGCGGGACGATCAACGGTGCGAAACTGTCGCGTATCGAGACCGCACGCACCGCCGCAACCGCAGCAGATATCGAGGGCATCCTTGACCTGTACGGCGTCGAGGACGACAAGCTACGAGCCGGAGTGCTCAAGCTGACTCGCGAGGGTGGCCGGCGCGGCTGGTGGCAGTCGTACCGAAACGTCCTGTCACCCGCGTACGAAGATTTGATCTCGCTGGAGGCCGAGGCCGCATCCGTACGTACGTGGCAAATAGGGGTCATCCCTGGCTTGCTCCAGAGCCCCGAATACGCCCGCGAGATCATCACCTCAACCGCCATGTCTGCGGCGGCCGAGGAGCGTGTCGATGCTCTCGTACAGGTGCGACTAGCTCGGCAGTCCGTTCTCAGCCGAGAACAGCCGCTCGACCTATGGGCCATCATCGGTGAGGGCGCGCTCCGTACCCGGGCCGGTGAAGGCGTGATGCATGACCAGCTGGGACGTCTACTCTCGCTCAGCCGGCGGCCCACGATTACCGTGCAGGTGCTGCCATCCTCGGCCGCGCCCCACGTTGGCCAGATGGGGTCTTACTCGATTCTCGGTTTCGACGAACATGCCGACCTCGACGTTGTACACGTTGAGTCGTTGACCTCGGCTCTGTACGTCGAGGACAGGGAAAGCGTCGGCCTCTACCGGGACGCCTTCGAGCGGTTGCGCGCGGCTGCGCTGCCCGTCGAGGAGTCCATGGCACTCATTGCACAGATAAGGGACCAGAAATGACCACCATCCCCAACGCGTCCATCCTCTCTGTGACCTGGTGGAAGTCCTCGGCGTCGGGCGCGCAGTCCGACTGTGTCGAGTGCGGCATCGTCAGTGCTGACGCCGTAGCTGTCCGCGACTCCAAGAACCCGACCGGCCCGGCCGTGGTGTTCACCCGCGGCGCTCTGTCGGCCATGGTTGGCGCGGTCGCGGCTGGCACCCTGTAGCCACCCCGAGCACGACGAAACCGCCCCCTCCCCGCACACCGCGGGAAGGGGGCGTTCTCACTTCTGCGACAGCTGGTAGAGGGCTAGCACCAGACTGACCAGACCGACCAGCGCGGCGATGGACGGCAGCGGCCACCGGGCCCGCTGTAGCTCGGCCAGGGCCGCCGCGTCGCGCTTCTGGCGTTCGGTCTCTCCTCGCTCCATGACGTCGAGGCGGTTCTCGTGGTCCTCTAGACGCCGGTCTGTCTGGTCGGTGCGCTGCGCGAGCAGAGCCAACGACCCGTTGACCGTTGCGAATCCTTCGGCCATCGTGCCGCGCATGCGTTCCAGCTCGACGGCAACGGCGGCAGGATCGGACGGGGTGGGGATGCTCACCCGCTGGCCTCCTCACCGGTGCCGAGGCCGAGGCGGTCGAGCAGCTGCTCGACGGCAGGGAGCGCCATCATTCGAGCGAGGCCGCCGGCCACGGCCAGGGCGCCCGCCACCCACGGCAGGGACTGCGGGATGCCGGACGCGGCGACGATGGCGGGCAGGGCGACGGCCAGGCCGACCGCGGCCTGAATGGCGGTGCGGATGCTGCGCTTGGTGGTCTTCTGCATGGTCACTTCTGCTTTCCGTAGGCGAGGGTGTGGAGCGCGGCCCAGCCGCGCGGGCCGATCGCGGGGTCGTAGTGGAGGCCGGCGGCGCGGTAGGCGGGGTGCGCCTGGTGGTACCTGGCGACGGCGGCCTGTGTGGCGGGCCCGTAGCTGTCCGCCTCGGGGATGCCCTTGGACATGTAGCCGGTGGCCTTGAGCGCGCGCTGTAGACCGCGGGCCGAGGGCGACTTGCGCCCGGGGCCGAGACCCTTGGGGAACGCGGGCGGGGTGTACGGCTTCGGAGTGGTGGTGGGCGGTCGAGGCGCGGTGGGCTTGTCGGCGTCGAGCAGCTGCTCGACGCGGGCCCGGATCTTCGCCATGGTGAGCGCGGGGCCGTCTGCCTTTCCGATCGGGCCGCGCGGGTCCACCTTGCCCGGCTGCCACTCGCTGTGTCCGATCACGGACTCGGCGCCCCACCCGTGCGCCCGGCAGATACCGGCGGCGGCTCGGGCGATCGCCTCGACCTGCACGGCTGGCCACGGGTCCTTGTTGTCGCCGAGATTGACGCACTCGAACCCGTAGAAATGCCGGTTGCCGTCGGTGGTCGCCTCGTTGTCCGCCGGGAGAACGCGCTCCGCGATGACCGCGGCGAGGACGTCATCATCGCCGAGCCCAGCATGGTTCGCCCGGCCGTAGCCGACCAGGTGCACGCGGCCGGCCTTGTTGATGACGCCATGACACAGCGGGCCCGGCAGGGTGCTGTGCCCGTTGCGGCAGATGGCGACAGAGTTCGCCGTGCCGGTCGTGACCGTGTGGTGAATCATGACGCCGTGCATCGGGCCCCAAGCGCCCTTGTGGTTGCGGTTGTGGGTGCGCCACGATCCGACCTCGACGACGTCGACGGCCTCGCCGCGCAGGGCGGAGAGGAACGCGGACGCGGTGAGTGGTGTTGCCATGGTGGGTGACTCCAGACATGAAAATGGCCCCGGCCGGATCGGCGCGGAGCGGAAGGCGGGGGCGGGGCGTGGCTAGGTGATCTGTTCGTAGACCTCGGCGAGGAGGCGGCAGTGAGTCGCAACCGCGGTGACCGTGCCGACGGTTCCAGCGGTGCGGGCCGCGGACAGGCGCAGGGTGTGAGTTCCGGCGGTTAGGCCGGTGATGTCCCATCGCTGCGATGGGGTGCCCTGCCCGCCCGCTGTGACGTCACCCCATCGCCCGAATCCGGGGACCGTTGCGCCGTCGAGCGTCAGCTGAACGGAACAGAACGCGTTCGCGGTCAGGGTGGTGGAGCCGATCAGAAAGTTGGCGGCCCCGTCCACGAGAACGCGCCCGGACGCAGCGGAGGTGAACGTGATTTCGCATCCGGGGATGGTCGTTGTCACCCCGGTCACGGTCAGATCCGTTGTGCTGGTGGCCGAGTAGATTTCCGGGCGGAGGCGGTTAAGACGCTGCTCGGTCAACCGCATTCCGGGCAGGATCGGCATGGGTGTTCCTCCTACAGTGCGGCGATGGTGGGGTGAGCGAGCCGCACATCCGTGCCCGCAGCGTGCGACTTGCTGATGCCGTTGACGGACCGGGTCACGGTCATCTGCTGTACCAGTGCGAAATCGGAGACGCTGATCACCGGGTTGGTGTTGGTATTTCCTGCTGCCGCGTAGGCAAGGATTCCCACGTCGCCGGCAGCGTTTGTGCCTGTGGTCGGGGTGCGGTCGATCAGCCACGTGTTGGGCTCGGTGCCCGCGGCTGGCCACACCCTGGCCCGGACCCGCTGCCCGTCGATGCGGGCCCGCACCCGGAACTGTGCCCCGGGTGTGTACGCGTAGGGGGATGCCGTGATCGCACCGATAGTGCCCTGGCCCGTGGTGTAAAGGCTCAGGTACACCAGTCCGTCTGTGAAGAAGTAGCAGCGGACGACGTAGAAATCGGTGTCCGATTCCTGGCGCAGGAGGATGGATGGCGACAGGGCGTCCCCCGTGGCTGTCTGGTTTACGGACATGGTGGCCAGGATCTCCACGTCCGTAAGCGTGGTCAGGCCGAGCCGCTGAATCCGCCAGGTGCTGGACGTCGCTGTCAGAGTCAGCGTGCCCGCAGACCCGTTGATCGCCCGGTTCGAGGCCGGGCCTCCAGCCTCGATCCAAGTCTGCCCGCTGTCGGATGTGCCCCAGGTGGCGACTTCGCTGCGGGTGAAACGGTCGTAGGCCGACGTGCCGGTGATCGCAGTGACGGTGACCTGCTCGCCGCCGAGCTGAACATCGAACGGAAACTCGCCCGCGTACACGTCAGTTGTTACCCACTGGCGGCCCACAGTCGTTACCACCGGCAGCGTGGTGGCCGTAGGCAAGACCGGTGCGGCCAACTCCGACCCAGACGTATCGGCTCGGGCACCATCACCAACTACCCCAACCCTGTACGGGCCCGCCGGCGTGCCGACCAGGGTCAGGGCCCACGCCCGGGGGCGCGGTTCGTGCTGGATCTGCATCACGTGGATGTCCATGGTCGGTGCGCCCACCCATGGCGGCAGGTTCGTGATGCGCACCAAGTCGCCGATCCGTAGCCCCAACGTGTCCCGAATCAGTTCCGGATGGTTGTGGAGCTGTACTCGAATGGATGGGAAACGTGGCTCATCCCATGTGCCAAGGTGGGCGAGCCATGCCGCCATGGGCCCTGCCTGCTCGTCCGTGGCGAGGTTGAGATCGGTCGACTCGTCGTAGATGCCGACCCCACCCTGTTCGGGCGGCAGCGTGGACAGGGGCCCCGATTCCACTACCGTGCGGCCGGACCCGCCGCCGACTCTGGTTACGGTCACGTCGTTACGGACCGTTTGATCGTCCTCGACGGGTTCGAGGGGCGGGGCGAGGTGGCCGGCCGCGTAGTCGAGTACGAGACGCGGTTCCTGGTTGTAGAGGCTGGTTCGCGGGCGGTAGGCGAGTCCGAGAGCTCGGGACTGTTCCATGAGGATTCCGCCGTCGGCCTCGGCGCATTCGTGTAGCAGATCCATCAGGGTCTGTGACGTCTGCGGGCCCATCGCTGCTGTGGTGGCGGCGTCGCCTGTTGTGATGACCGGTAGGCCCTCCTCGGCGCCGAGGCGTGCGGCGCGGTCGGCTGCCGTCTCGTTGTTGTATCCGTGGTCGGCGAAGTTGAAAACCTGCACGTTGGCCGAAGGGAAAACGGCGATGTGGCCGAGCGACATGCCGTCGAAACCGCTACTGAAATCGGCGCTGAATGACCGGAGCGGTCCCACGGTTCCCGCATACGTCTTGACCCACTGCCCACCACTGCCACCGATCGGCACAATAAGCAGCGTCAGCTTGACGTCCGCGCCGCTCTGCTCGGCCTGGAGACGAATACGGGTCCATTGCCCGGCGTACTGCGCCACACCGTTGACAAACAAGGTGGTGGCGTCGTTGTCCACGTTGGTTCCGGTTAGCCGAACCCCGCCCGCGGGGCCAAACTCAAGCGTGAGCCGCGGCCACACCGTGGAGCGGGTCACGAAGTTGAGCACGGGAGTCATCACGGAGGGCTCGGCAGACAGCCGGTATGCGAACTCGAACTGCCACGCACCAGAGGGCGGGTACGCCGGGACAGTGCCCGCGATGGTGGCACCCGCGGTGACCGTGGGCAGCGGATCGGACCCCGGCAGCGAGTCAGCTGCTGCAAAGTCCAGCAGGGTGGCACGTAGGGGTTGCACACCAGGGATCGGGCTGTATGCCTGCGTCGCGGTGTCGCCGTCCTCCAGCGGCCAGTACGCAACGGGCTTGCCCGACGGAATTCGGCGGCGGAGCGTCGAGGAGAGGGCTTTGCGGCCCTGCTGCATCCGGCGCAGCACGCCGGCTGCCTCGATCGGTACCCACACGTCCCGGCCGGACGCGGCCCACCGTGACGGCCAGGATGCGATTTCGCCGCAGAACAGGGCGGCACGGTCGGTGAATGCGGCGTCACCCGCCACGGTCCAGACCCGGGCCGTGATGTCGGTAAACGTGGCTGCGTCCGGGGTAGCCGTGCTGAAATCGGCGCGGACCACGGCGGTCCCGTTGATGCCGTTGCGCACCTCGACCGCATGCACCGCGCCAGGCATCTGCGAGAACGCATCAACAGGCACGTCGCCGACCTCCAGCGGCGCACTGCTTGCGTAGAGACTGGTGGTGCCAGCGGACACGACCGGTGAACCGACCTGTTGCCACGGACCGGCAATGGACGACGCCCGGTAGAAGGTGACAGCTGCGCCGCCGGCACCATCGTTCACGTCCAGAGTGACGCGGAGGGCGGCCCGCTCCCCAGCTATCAGACCCAGCGGTTCACCGAACGCGCTGCGCAGCGAAATGCCGTCCGGCGACCACCACAGGCCCGCGTACCCGCTGGGACTCAGCACGAAAATGAACGACTGCTGCGCTCCCGACTGCTGCCATCGGCTGATCAGTTCGTACGTCTTGCCCGGGGTGGACCATGCGTCTGCTGTCGCCTCGATCCGCAAATCAAGATCACCGGTAGGCAGTCCGGTGCTCGGGGTCCGGGCCACTGCACCCGATCCGGGGCCAAGGCCGAGATGGGTCTCGACGCCCGGCACCGTGATGCGGATCGGAGTGTTGCGGCCCAGCTGCCCGAAGTACGGAGAGAGGGGGTTACGCGGGCTGTAGAGACCGTCCCGGTTGTTAAGGGTGAGCGCGAGGGACGAGGGGTCAACCCCCGTGCCCTGCGCGCTCATTCCCGCCACGGTACGGACAGGGTCCCGGGTGTAGATGTGACGTGTCACGTCCACCCAGGACCCACCGATTTGCAGCTCACCACGCAACCCGAGCGGCTGCTCGGGAAACATCACTTTCTCCTCCCACCCAGAACGATTTGCACGTCTCCGCCCCGCACCGAAATCGACTGCCGTAGTTCTTCAAGCAGCCACTCGGCGCGGCGCCCGCCGTCCGATCGGATCTCAATGACCGTGGGGCCGGCCGACCGTGCGCCGAGCTGCGCGTCACTGGCTGCCATCGACCCCGTGGGGATCGGCACGGCGGACGGGTCCACAAGCGCGGACATCGAGCGGTCAACCGCGCCGCGGCCCCCGTCGATTCCGCGGGCCAGGCCCTGCGGGATGTACTGGCCCAGTGCGGCCATGACCCGCGACGGGCTGTGAATGCCCAGCGCCTTTTTGATCGCCTTCTGCATGGCGAGGGCGATCGTCATCATCTGCTTTTCGATTGCCTTCTGCTGGGACCGAAGTCCCTTCACGAGGCCAGCCGCAGCATTGATGCCCGCCCCGTACATGGCATCGCCCGCCACGCTGCCGGCCTTTCCAGCGGCTGTGACCAACTGCCCTTGCACGGCATTGATTTGGGCGATCTGAGATGTCGAGGCAGTCGCCAAGGCCGCAGCCGAGGCCGCGCCCTGCTCGACGCCTGCCTGTGCGATCTGCGCAATCAGGTCGCTTCGCACACCCCGTTTCTTGAGCGTGGCCAGCTGTTCAGCGAACTGCTTTGCCTGCTTCATCTTTAGCGTCAGATTCGCCAGGATCGAAGCGGCGCTAACAGGGCCGTCCCCACCGCTTGTAATGTTTGCCGAGTCGAGAACACCCTTTTTGACGTCTGCGGCTAGTTTGTCGCGTGCCGCAATTTGGTCGCTGAGTTTCTTCTGCGCGGTCTTGAGACGTCCGGCAATGGCCGCTTCCTTGTTGGCGAGGGCAACCAGCCTTTTACTGTCCGTGCGGATCTTCGCGAGGGCCTTCGACCGCTTCTTGCCCGGTTTCATGCCGTCGGTTACCATGCCCGCCAACTTGGCGGCGGCGGATTTCACCTGGCTCGCCGATCCCGTGAGACCGTCAATAAGACCCCGGGCAATCCATCGACCTTGCTCTTTGGTCACCTTCGACGGGGAATGAATTCCAAGGGCCTTAGCGATCGGGCCCGGAATCATATCCTTGGCCCAGCCGATCAGCTTTCCCTTGATCCAGGATCCCATCCCCTTGATGCCGTTCCAGAGCCCTTGGACAATGTTCCTGCCTTTTTCCAGTAGCAGTGAACCCAGGCTACCCAGAGCGCCTCTGATTTTGGCAGGAAGTCCGCTCACATATTTCGCGAGCTGAATAACCTTCATGATGATGGAAAACTTGAGATTATCCCAAGCTCTCAAGGCGCCATACACGAAACCGGAAATGGTCGAGATAATGCTCTTTCCGATTCCCTTGATCTTCCCCCAAATCCAGTTCCAGGCAGCAGCCGTAGCCGATTTGATCTTGTCCCAGTTCAGGAAAATGATCGCGGCCAGACCCACAATCGCGGCAATGACCCAACCAACCGGGCCCATCGCGACCACCCACGCAGCGGCCATACGGGCGCCCTGAATCATTGACTGCACACCCATGACCACCCACGCGCCGACCACGCGCGCCGCTGACCCGACCTGAGTCGCTGCCGAACCGATTGCAGAAGCGCCGGACGACACCCACCCCGCCACCGTCCGGGCGGCCGAAATAGTCGCTGTCACACCCATGAGCACGAGTGCCGGCACGAGCACCCCCGCGACGACAGCCGCAAGAATTTGAAGCGTGCCGGAATGCTGCTGTGCCCACGCGCCAAACCGCATCAGGACGGGCAACACCTGGTTGCCCACGACGTTAACGACGCCCTGTTGCAATCCGCGCTTAAATGCGTCGATGCGGGTACCGGCGTTGTCCCGCAGTGCCGTACCAGCCTTGTCCGCAGCGCCGGAAAATGTTCCCAGCGACGCAACTGCCTTCGATGGGTCAAGGGCCAGGAGGGCTTTCTGTACGTCCTCACTCTTGGTGCCGAACAGCTCAGTTGCAGCAGCGTCGCGCTTGACCGGGTCTTCCATCTGGCGCAGCTTGTCCAGCGTCATTTGCAACGCCTTGGTCGCCTGCGGACCACCGGCCGCGATCATCTTTACCATCTGGCCGGAGTTCAGCCCGATATTCTTGAAACCGGAGACGATTTTCGCAGAGCCTTGTACGCCCTCGATCGTGAATTCCTTGAGCGCGTCGGCAACTACATCGGTATCGCGGGCACCGGCTTTCATGCCCTGTGACATAAGCCCCGTTGCGGTCTGCGCGTTCAGTCCGAGGCGCTGAAAGATGACCGAATACTCATTGAACGTATCCGCAATGTCATCGGCCCGCGGGCCCATCTGTTGCATGCCCTTTGTAATGATGTCCAGCGCCGTTTTAGCGTTCGGCGCCAGACCCGTTTTCATGATCTGACCGACGGCGTTCGCTGCCTGTCCGAGATCGAGTTCAAACGTTCCTGCGAGGTCGCTGATATTGGTTGCAATGCTCTTGATCTGTGAATTCGTGGCACCTGTTGGAAGCAGTCCCGCGCGCATCGTCACAGAAATTGCATCGGCGGCGCCCTGGAAATCCTCGGTCACGCCGGCCGCATACATCGCCCCGGCGATCTTTCCGTACCGCTTTGCCACGGCGGGAGTTGCGCCGAGCTGCGCTTGAAGACGCCCGGTGATGCGGCTCTGATCGAGGGCCGTCGCGATGCCCTGCATGAGCACCGCGCCGGCCGCGACCCCGGCCCCCGCTGCAATCATCTGGATTTTCGAGAAGGCGCCGCCCGCGGCCCGTTCGGCATCGGCAGCGCCATCGCTGGCGCCATCGCGCAGCCCGTCCCCGAGCGCGTCACCGGCGTTCTGCCCGGCCCGGTCGGCGTCCGACGCCATCCGACCCCCGGAGGAGCGGAGTTCCCCCTCAGCGCGCCGCAGCGCGGGCGCCACCTCCCCATCATCGAGCGTGATGAAGCCGGTGAGCTCACCGATCGTGAGCGACATCAACGCCCCCGTTTCTGCCCGTTGTCGGGCGGTGCAAAGTGGCGGTTGATGCGGCACTCAGTGGAGAGCAGGCCAGTGATGCGGGCACGCAGCCAACGCCAGGACCGCTCGCGCAGTACGCCGCTGCTCGCGTCGATTCCGTAGACCTGGTGGAGATCGCACTCAATGAGCGGCCACTGAGACAGCAGCGCATCCCACGTCAGTGCGGGGCCGGTGCCGCCGCTGCCTTGGCGCTGCGAGGCGAGGCCGCCCTCGTACCACTCGTAGAGGCCCGTCGCTTCGTCGTACTCGCCGCGGCCGACGCCGATGAGCCGCGCGACGCCTGGCGCCTGGTCGCCCGGTTCGGCGCTTTTCCCGGCATGTTGCCGGTGTTCCAGTACGCCTCGGCAGTCTCGCGGTCGGCGGTGATCCACATCATGGCTGTGAGTGCCACGTGCCGGAACCGGCCCCAGCTGAGATCGGCGAGCAGTTCTTCGTACGCCCCGCCCAGACACATGCGGTAGAGGTCGAGTTCCTGCTCGTCGTCGAGTGCCGGCGCGTCAACCGCGCTGCCACCGGCGGCCAGGCGGGCGGCCAGGGTCGTGATGTGCTCAATCCGCATTCCGTCCAGGGCGGACGGGTCATCGATCCGGTACGTACGCGTTTCCCCGTCCTGGCCCGTAACGGGCAGTTCGAGGTAGTCGTCGAGGAAGTCGGCAAGTGCTTCGAACGACATCAGGCGCCGCCCTCGGCGAGCGGGTTCTCGATCGGGAGCAGCGCACCGTTACCGGTGAGCGTGACCTCGACCTGGTCCAGCGCGGTGTACTCGCCACCGGACGGGGCCCACGTCACCAGGGCCCGGCCCTCGTACGCCTCGGGCAGGCCGGAGCGGTCCATGTAGCGAACGTGCACGTACGACGCTGCCCCATACGCGAACGAGGCGAGGCGCAGTGCCTCGTGAACCGGGTTGTAGACCTTCGTGCTCTCCTTCACCTTGCGGTTGATCGTCGCGGAGAGCTCCCACGACTGGCCGGTCTTGGTGTTCCCGGCCCAACCGTCGCTGTCGTAGTCGGAGCTGTCCTCGATGTTCGGCTCTGCGGCCGGCTGGAACTCGGTGACACCGGGGCAGAGCGCCCATGCCGGTGCGGCGGCGGTGCCGGTGTTAACCTCCAGCCGCCAGCGGCGGGCAAGGGCAGTGACGTCCGGCTCAACGGGGGTACTCATGGCTGGGGGTTCTCCTACTCGTAGGCGTTGGGGATCGCCCGTGTCGTGCGGGCGTAGTAGTTGGCGGCGAGTTCCAACCGCCGGTTCGCGTCGGCGCCGAGGACGGCCTCGGACTGGCGCCACATCAGGGCCACCGGCACGCCGCGCAGCGCGAACGCCTCGCGGCCGTGCAGCACGCCGAACACCTGGTCGGCGAGGGCGGCGACGTCGCGCGGGTCGAGGCCGGCCCGCATGCGCACCTGCACGGCGGTGATCGCGTCGGTTCCGCCGGTGTCCTCGATCGGGTACGGCGTCAAACAGATCACGCGGTCCGGTGACGGCGGCATGACGTATGTCGTGATGGCGGTCTCGCCCGGCTGAAAGGGCGTGTCCGGCCGGTAAATGCCGAGGGCCTGACCGGTGAGCAGTTCGGCCAGGCCCTCGATGATGTCAACGGTGTAGGTCATCTGAGCGCCCGCCGGAGCTGCGCCGCGATGATGTCGCGGACCGTGTCGGCCTCCTCGGCGAGGGGCTGTTCCAGGTACTTGGCCGTACGGCCGGCGTCGTGGCGGTAGTCCATCTCTTCGTGCTGCCGGACTGCGTACGGGGTGTCATAAGCGATGGCGGCCGTGAGCTGTTCCTCGTCGACCGTGGCCGTGCCCGACCGTTCGAGGGTGGCCTCCTCAATCGGGACGCGTCCGCGGCTGACCTGTAGAACGTGTTCGGCGCCGAGCCGCAGACCAGCCACGACGCCCTCGCGGGTGCCACTGATCACGGCCTCGCCGTTCCACCGAAGGCGCGCGCGCTGTGTCACTCGCAGCTCACCTCCGAGGACTGCGGCACGGGCAGGCCCGGCGCGGTGTGCGAGGCGGCATTGATCGCGGTCGTGATCCGGCCGGATGGCAGAGTGATGCGGGACTCGGCCGGGCAGTCAAGGCCCGGCGCGGCAATGATCTGCGCCGTGGATGTGACCTCGCGGCCGGTCCGGTCCCGCACGGTGCGAACGGTTTCGGCGACCAGCGCCCGAACGTTCGGCACGGGTGGGCCGTAGATCGGCCCGTACGTGCCATCACCCTTGTACGGCTCGATGGTGATCCGGTGGGGCAGCAGCCACGTGGGTACTCTCACCAGATCACCCCCGGGAGCAGCCCGGACCGGTACAGGGTGCGCAGCGCCCGCGGGCCGATGTCGACGGCGTCAGGTGTGGCGAGCCCGCTGCGGCGCCCGGACATGGCCACGGGGCCGATGCTGACGGAGTCCCACTGGCCGGCCGCGCCGGTGTCGTCCCCGCCCTGCTCGATCACGTACTCCGCCTGCGCGACTGTGGCGGCGGCGAGCGCATCCACGATCGCCGGATCGGTGGGCATGCCGGCCGCGTCGGCGTTGTAGACGGCGGCGCGTAGCGCGTCGTCGATGTCCTCGGACGCGCGGCGCAGCAGCCGTTCGGCGTTGGCCGGGGCCGGTTGCCCCGTCTGCTCCGCCAGCTGCTCAGGAGTGGCGTACACACGGGGCACCGGTCATGCCCCCTTGGCCGTGGGCGTGGGCTTGGTGGGCTTCTTCGGATCGGCCGGCGCCTCGGTCGCGGCAGCGTCGTCCGGTGCGTCCTCGACCTCGTAGCCGTGCCGGAGTGCGTATGCGATTACGGCGGGGTCGTCCGTCTCGGCCCGGCCGTCTACAAAGTGGACGCCGGCCGGACCGGGGCCGGTGTAGTCGGGAACGGGTGTGTACAGAGTGGCCATGGGTCAGGCTCCTGCGGTTTCGAGTGCGGTGATCCGCGCAGCCAGCTCGGCAAGAACGCCTTGCACCGTGGTGGCGGTGCCAGGCGCGATTGCCGTACTGGTGACCTGCGTTGCGGTGTGAACGTGGTTGCCCGCGGCGGCGGTGGCCGCGGTTGTGCCCAGCGCAAGGAACGACGTGCCTGCACCGATCGCGGTACGGGCGGCAGCCGCATCGGCGGCGGTGAGCACGCTCCGGCCGGTCGCCGTGGCGTCCGATACCTGCGCGGCAGGGTGCGTGTGCGTCGAGGGCGTGAAACTGGTCGGCTTGCCGGTGATGTCGGCCCACGCAATCGGCTGCGCTCCGCCGCCCAGCTCGGCCAGAACCTCGCTGAGCGGTCGACGGGTGCCGCCGGCCACGACCTCGACCGCCGGGGCGGCGAGCGCGCTGCGGTGCTCGCCGCCGGGGGTGTCGATCATCGGACCTTGATGTTTCGGAACACGCTCGCGGCCTTGGTCGCCTTGAGCACGACACCGATCGGGCCGAGCTCGACCTCGCCCCGCTTGACCGCGCCAGCTGCGGTGAAGTCCGGCAGCCACGTGGACACGAGCTCACCGCCCACGGTGCTCACACCGTGGAAACCGTCGAGGCCGGCACGGTAGGCGTAGAGGTCAGTGAGGCCGGTGGTTGCCGTACCGCCGATGGTGCGGGACTCGATCGGGATGATCGGGTCGGACGCACCGGCCTTGTCGCCCGGGTCGGCAAACACGATCCCGCCGTAGGTCTCGCGGACGATCGGACGGCCGTTCGCACCGACCAGCCCGTCTACCGGGTCCTTGGTGTACATACCGGCCCGGCGGGCGGCGGCCCGGACGCGGGCAAGCGCGGTCTTGTTGCCGAGGATGACGGTAGGGCTGCCGTCGAGCAGCGACAGCCACTCGTCGATGACGTCCAACGCCTTGTGCTCGGCGCGGGTGCCGCCATCGAAGTCGGTCCAGTCCGTCACGACGGCGGCCCGGAACTCGGTTGCGGACCCGGTCAGGGCCTTGTCGAGGCCGTCGAAACCGTCCGTTTCGACGGCGACGTCTCCGTTGATCACGGCGTCCTGGAACTTGGTTCGGGCCGCCTTGATCTTCTGCGCGAGGTTGAGCGCGACGGCGCCGGACGCGGCCGGGCCGAGCTTCGCAATGACGCGGTCCACCTCGAACGATCCGCCGAGGACGGTGAGGTCGACGCTGTACTTCTGCGTCGTGACGTTGCTGGGTACGTACTCGCTGTTCAGCGGACGAAATGCCGCGGTCGGCTGGGTGATCAGCCGCCGGTACCCGTAGGTGAGGGTCGCACCCCCGCCCGCCGGGTTCACGACGTCGTCAAACGTGAGGGAGTCGAGGATCGCGGATTCCTTGCGGAACTCGTCGATCACCATCACGTCCAGGTCTTCCTGGGTGTTGTTCTTCGCCTCGGCGAGGGTCACGGGCATGGGTGCTGCTCCTGTCTGATCAGCTGCGCGAGAGCCGCGCGGCTACGGCGTCCTGAAGGTTTGCGGGCTTGCGGTCCCCGGCCCCGGACCCGCTGAAGTCAGCGCCGCCCTTGGTGGCACCGGCGGGACGGGTCTTGTACAGGTCCGGATCGGTGGCGACCTCGGCCGTGATGGCGGCCTTGACCTGCTCGCCGAAGTCGGCCGCGGCCGGGTCCAGCCCGGCGAGGCGGTCGGTGAACGAGCGGGAGTTGAGCAGCCGATCGGCGCGGGCGTTCTCCACCTGCGCGGCCTTGTACGCGGCAAGGTGCACCGCGGTTTCGCGGGCGGACTTCTGCGACTCGGCGAGCTGCTGTGTCAGCTGCTCGGGCGTCGCCTGCTGGTCGCCCTGGACCAGGCCGAGGGCCTGCCCGATCTTCTGGGCGAGGGCCTGCTCGGCAGCCTGGGCGGCGTTCGCCTTGGCTACGGTGCGACTCTTGCCGGCCTCGGCTCGGGCATCGGTGATCGCCTTCTGTGCCCACGCGGGGAGCGTCGACACGTCGCCATCGGCGCCCGGCTGGGGCTGCTGGTCGGCCGGGGCCTGCCCGCCCTGCTGCTGGCCTCCGGTGCCGCCCTGCTGGCCGGTGTCATCCCCGGTGCCCCCCTGGCCTCCGTCGCCCCCCTGTGCGCCCTCTCCGGTGCCGTCGCCTCCGGCAATGGCGTAGATCGGGCGGCCGTCCCGGCGGTGACCGAGGACGGTACCGGCGGCGTGGGTGGCGAGCGGGTGACGGAACGGGCGGGTATTCATGGTGCACTCCTGGTGCGGTCGGGCCCGCGCCTGGCGGGCCGTATGGGCATGCAAAAGGGGCCCGCTCCTGGCGGGCCCCTGGGTGATGCGAGTGACGTGGTTGTCATCCTGGATCGGCGTGTCGACCCTCGTCCATTTTGTGCCGATTTGGAATCACATGGACTTACCTTATGGGTGATATTCCCGATTGCGGCCGGATCGTGATCCTCAATTTCGGCTCAGATGGAATGAGGCAGGTCAACGGCCTTGTAATGTCCAATTTCAAGGAAAGCTCAACATGCCCTCCAGCTGGGGGCGTGACGTCATGCCTTTAGCGCGGCGGGGCGCATCCTCGCTTAACCGAAGGGGGCTGGATAAATGCCGAGCCGCCGATCCAATCGAGAACGCGCCACTGCGTGGCGGGCATGGAAAACCCGTTTACGGAGTGGCATCCAACGGCGGGTAAAAACCGAGACTGTAATGGCGAGTTGCGAGGTCGTGCTCCTCGTCATGTACTTCTACGACAGGTTTATGTAGTCCATATTCGCGGCCTCAGTAAAAGCTGAGGCCGTACGGCGCTGACGCGCCTATTCGGCGCGGTCCTCAATGGTGATCGGGCGGGCGCGGGCATAGCCGCGAACCCACGCCCCGCGCAGCAGGGATGCGCGTGGATATGGGCAGGCGGTCGGAGGGTCGCCGCGGCGCCCGGCCTCGGCCCCCTCATCGACTGCCCGCGTGATGTCCTCGCGTGCTCCCACTACGTCACCTCTTGTTCTGGTGGTCGGACTCGTTCTTGCGTGCCCCGTCGGCCCATCGCTGACGCTCGCCGGTCGCCTTCTCGATGAACTCGGCCTGCGTCAACCGGCCGTGCTTCGTCCACCATTCGCGCAGCTCATCCGAGGCGCGGGCGTGGGCGATGCGGGCCGGACCGGAGAACAGCGACATGGGGTCGATGCCGTCGGCTATGGCCTTCTTGTTGAGCAGGTAGCCGCGGCATGCGTCCTCGGCGTCGAGGTACTGACGGTAGACGTACTCGGCGTACATCTCGCGTGCTTTGGCCCGGGTCATGCGCTCGGCCGGCTCCGTGTCGCCGGTCTTCTTCTCGGCGGCCTTGACCGCGGCTGCCAACTCGTTGGCAAACTGGGTGTCTTCGGCGAGGGCGCCCCACTCCTCGACGGGCGGCAGCGGGTCCGTGGCCGCGTCCAGTGCGGCCCGGTCGACGAGCAGGTCCTCGACGGCGTCACCGGTGACGGACGGTGCGGGGAGCTCGGCCGGCGGATACCGGCGGTCGAACTCGCCCGCAATCCGGGCCCGGTCGCGGGCGTCAAGGGACGCGGCCCGCATCGCAGTACCCATGTCATCGTCGGTCATCTCGCGCATGGTCCCGGTGTCGCCGGACCGGACGCGGGCGGCCTGTACGTACGGGCTCGGCGGGGTAGTCATGGTCTTCGGGAGGTTACTGGCCCCGGGCTGCTCGCGGGCGCGCAGTCGGCGTAGGTCGGGGTGCGCGGCAAGGTGGTCGCGCATGGCGCCCTGCCACTGGCGGGTTTTCGCGTTGGCGGCGGCCCGGTCTTCTGGGTTGGTCGAGGCGGCGGCGCGGTTCTTGAACTGCCTGATCTTCCGCTCGATCGCGCGCTGTCGCTGTCCCGCCTCGTATCCCTCGGGGTCGCTGCCCCCGTGTGCGGGCGGGCGGGTGATACCGGCCGTGTATGCGGCAACGGAGTGTCGGCAGTTGGGGTGTTGCAGCCCGGCGCGCCGCGCTTCGTCGAGCGATCCGGCAACGTGTACGGACACCATTTCGTTGTCTCGGGCTGCGTGCTCGACCTCGACCGTGCGGGCCCCATCCGGGCCGCTGATGGTCAAGATCTGCGACTCCCATGGGCGGCAGAGCGGGCACTCGCGCGGCGCGTTGGACACGATGACCAACTCGACGCCGGCAGTTTTCAGCGTCCGCATGTGCCCCTCTGTCGCGGCTCGGGCAACGCCGGTGCGTACCGCCATCTCGGCGTATGACGTGAGCTTCCAGCGGCGGCCGGCGCGGTCCGTGAACGATGTAACGCCTTCGTCGGCCCACTTCTGCATCGCGGCTTGTGTGGCCTGGCGGCGGGTGTCCGTGCCGAACAAGGGAAGCGCGGCCACCTGTGCCACCACGGCTCGGTACCGGTCCATGACGGTCCGCAGAATGCTGCGGTGGGTGTCGGTGACGCGGTCGACTGTCTGCTGTGCGAGGCGGTCGACGGCCTGCGCCTGTGGGGTGACTTCGTCGAGCAGGCGGCGGGTGTCGTCGTCGAGGGCGCCGAGTTCGGCAACGCCGGCGCGGTGACCGGTGTTGTACGCCTCGGCCATCACCTCGAAAATCTCCATGCTCGCGGCCTGGTCGAGCTGGTCGGTTACGGCGGTCGCGGCCCGGCGCAGCGCGGCAATGGCCGACAGCTTGCGTTGCGCCCAGTTCGGCGCGTCGTAACCGCCCTCCAACTGCCGCGCGATGATGCGCAACAGGCGCTCCTCGGCAGCGGCGTACAGATCGCGGGTGCCGATGGCCAGATCCTCGACCATGCCCGGGTGAATCGGCACCGGTGCCCCACCTCATCTCGCCGTCCTGCCTGCACGGGCTGGGTCAATGCGCGAAACTGGGTGGGCGTCAGATCGGCGCCATTGAACTCAGGAGGACGAAATGGGTAACTCCCCACCTACCGGTAATCGCTGGGCCCGGCGGCTACTGAGGTTTGTAGGTAACGCTTACCGAGGATGCCGCGTCGGGGCCAGCACAATCGCCCTAAGCCCTGGCATCGTGACGGTAGCTTTCCTAGTCACCTTCGCGTACCACCTAGCGGGACTGGGTCACCACGCGGTTGACACTTTGGTGATCCTGGACCAGACCTGTGCGGCACCCAGCCACACGGTTCACGTTCTTGAGACGGTGTGCCAGCGTCTCACCAGGTAAGTAGTCATACAAAGGCCGTGATTATCTTGGCTGTCCGGGGCTAGCACCGGACGCATTCGCGGTCGCGGGAAGCGGGGCCTCCCGGATATTGGCCCTCTGTTTGAAGCGGCGCGCGTTAAGCGTCGAGGATTGCCCGGCAGTATCCCTGCCGGTCGTTACCGGGATGCGGGCCCCGATTGTGTGGGGCCCGCTTTCTCACATGGGGTAGTTGGCGCCCGGGTCGGGTGCCCCCATGCCGGTTTCGGCGAGGATCGCGGCCACCTCCGCTTTGGTGGTGGTGTCGTCCCATCCGGGGTGAAGGATCTTGACCTTGGTCGCAGTGCTCACGGCCCCAGCGCGGGCGAGCAGATCGAGCGTTGTCGCGGTGGACTGCTCCGACTCGGCCACACCGTCGCCGAAGTCCACGCACGGGCGCTCGGGCTCGATGCCACGGGTACCGAAATGCTGCACATCGAGCAGCAACAGAACGTGCAGGAAGTCGGCGAGCGGGTAGCGCCAGTAGCCGACCTTCTTTTTACGCGTGACCATGGAACGGGCGTCGCGGCTGTCGGACTCCGTGGCGGTGATCGGCTGCCCGCCACCGTCCAAGCCGAACGACTGGGCGGAGTAGCCGGCGGACTGCGCGGCCTGCCGAACGGTCGCCTCCGCGCTGCGCTGGTGCTCCTCGACCCGGATCGCGAACTGCGACAGCGTGATACCTGAACCGGTGTCGTTCGGCGGCATGTTGAGCTGCGTCCACAGCTCGCGGTCCTCGTCGAAACTGGCGCCGCGCCCCGGGCCTTCGTCGCGCAGGTATCCGGCCGGAACGATCAACCGGGCGCGGGCAAGGCGGATATCCCGCATCCACGACGTCCACACCTCATCGAGGCCCGCAAACAGGTCGTAGATCGGCGCCGCAAAGTCGCTGCGCCCCATCGGCGAGTTGCGGTGCAGCCGATTCGGCAGCATGTTCGGAACGTGGGATGCGGTCAGCTCCGCGATACCGGTGCTGATCGTCTGCCCGTCCCCGCTAGGGTCGAGGCTGTCGGCAAGGTCGGCGGTGTCCGGATGCTCGGTGAGCGGCACCGTGCGGCCGAGGTTGTCGGTTGTGCCCTCGAACAGGGAGTGCCGGATGTAGCCGGGCTCGTGCCGCTCCAGGTGCCGCCATACGGTCGCGTCGGTCGAGCCAGCGAGTTCCCGCCAGAACGTCACGGCGCGCAGCATGCCGTATGCCCACTCGGGAATCGCGGCATCCGGCTGCACAACGGTCGGAATCGGGCGCTGCACGATGCTGCGGTCCCACGTCGCCCGCAGGTAGACACCGGACAGTGCGGCAGCCTGCTCGGCACCAGAGATCAGCATCGAGTGCAGGCGCGATTCCTCCATCAGGGCTGTCAGCCGGTCCATCGTCGCGGTGTGCTCGACAGAAATCGTCGGCATGTCCGCGAACAGGAGATCGGCGCTCGTGCTCGCAATGTCGCCAGGCAGCGGAACATGCAGCCGCTGGTCGCGTCGGCGGATGTGGTCGACGCTGGCCCGTCCCCACAGGGTGCGCCGCTTGTGCTGGTCGGGCGAGGTGCGGTGGAGATGGGCGAGGCGGCGCTGGTCGCCGGAGTACCACGCGTCATCGTGTCGGATCTCGGCGTAGTGCTCGGCCATCTGCGGTGGCGGCCACGCAGAGTTGGCGGCGGGCATGCTCACGGCGCGGTCACCTCCTGGGCGGGCGGGATCTGCACGGTGGCGGTGAGTGGCGCTGCGCCGTGCTGGATGCGGCGTCCCTCGCGGTCGAGGACGTACAGATCGGCGCGCACTCCGTCACTGGCGTGCATGTGGAGATCGGCGACCATGGCGGGCGGCAGTCCCAGCGCGCGGCAGGCGGCGCGGCGCTGGTCGAGGGTGACCTCGGTCGGGATAGACGTCATGCGTGCGCCTCCTCGGGCAGGGTGAGTAGGTGGCGCCACTCGTGCGCGGTGCTGTGCACGACGTAGCGCAGTGCGTCGGCCGAGTGGTCATCGACCTTCACGGGCTTGTCCTCGCCCGCGGCCGTGGCCTTGGGGTCCCAGCTGTAGCTTGGAAGTTCGGAGAGCAGGCCCTCGCATGATGAGTGCACGCGTAGCCGGTCGGCGGCGAGCAGGCTGGACACGGATCGGATGCCGTCGGCGACGTCGTTCGTCGCCTTGGCCAAGCCGGGGTGCCCGTCCTGCCACATCTGCAAGCTAAAGCTTGCGGCAGACGGGTCGATGAACGTCCACTCGGGTGTGAGGCCCTGCCGTGCGAGCCAGGCCCGAACGGCCGCGCTGTACTGCGCATCGGTCATCTGCCGGCGTGTGGTGCGTCCGTCGTGGCGCCACTCGGATACGACGTACAGGCGGTTGTCGACGCCGTGGCCGAACAGCAGCGCGGCGAACGGGTTCGTTGTGCCGTAGTCGATGCCGACCCAGTGCCGGCGCATCTCGGGGAGGGTCGAGACAACGTGGTGCTGCTCGTCCCACATGTCGTAGATGGCGCCCTCAGCGACGCACCACGCACCATCGATCATGCGTTTGCGCCACAGCCCGACGTACTCGGCGGTCAGGGAAGCGACGTAGTCGGGGGACAGCGACGGGTTGTCGGCGAGGCGGAAGTGCCAGGCCCGCAGGTTCAGCTCGGTCGCGCGGTCGATGTAGCCGACCTTGAGCCAGTGGCGCGGTGAGTCCGGGTTCGTCGTCGCAAACAGGCGCGCCCCAGGTACGGAGAGGCGAGCGAGCAGCTGTGTCCAGAACCCTTCGGGTACGAGCGTCGCCTCGTCCACGTACGCCAGCTGCGCCGTGAGGCCCCGCAACCGGCCCTCTGCGCGAGTGTCTGCGGCGCCGATCAGGTGCACGGTCCGGCCGAGGATTACGGCCGTGGTCGCGCCCCGGGTGTGGTGAATGTGGCCGGCGAGCGGACCGAACAGGGCCCGGTCCATGAGCGGCTCGAACACGTTCCGCTCGATGGTCTGGAGCGACCGGCCACAGATGATGATCAGGCCGGACGGCCCGGCGGTGGCGACCGCGATCACGAATGCCAGCAGGCTCGCAATGGTCTTGCCGGACCGGACCGACCCATGCCACAGGTTGATACGGGCCGTGGCCCGGCCGATCGAGCGCAACTGCTTGCGGGACAGGGGGAGATCGGGGGGGAGCAGCACGGCTCACCCCCCGTCGTCGCCTCCGTCGGCGTCGTCTGCGAACGCTGCGGTGAGGGTGGCGCCGAGCTGGCCGAGCATCGAGGTCACGGCGTCGGCGTTCTCTCCACCCAGGGCGGGTTGGAGTTTCAGACTGCGGTCAATGGCGACCCCGGCAGCGCCGAGGATGGCGCGCTGGTCGCCGAAGCGGGGGCGGGGGAGATCGGCGGTGTGCCACTCGCCCTCTTTGCCCGCGAACTCGCCGACGGTGCACGGCTGCCACAGCTGCTCGCGCAGCTTCTCGGCGTCCTGGTGCAGGTCCTCGGCGAGGGTGACGCGGCGCGCGGCAAGGTCGATACGGCGCGCCTCTGTGGCGGCCACGACTTCGGCGCCTCGCTCGAACGTCAGGCCAAGATCGCGGGCGATGTTCGAGACGGTCGAGGGGCTGCGCTTGATCTTCTTCGCGATGGCGTTGCGGGTCATGCCCGCGGCGTGGTGGCGGCGCACTGCTCGCCGGTCTGTCTCAGTGATGGGTCGGGGCATGGTGCGTCACCCCCTCGCCGCGGTGGTTGGTGGTGCTTCAGGGGGCACTATGTATCTCGCGTTCGTTACAACGCTGGCCACTTGCCCCACGTCTGTGACCGCGAGCGGCATGATGCTGCCGTGGAAGTAGCGAAGCTTGTTCTTGAATACGTCAAGGTCCTGGCGTGGCCAGTGTTCGCGACTGTTCTTCTTTGGGTTCTGAGGGCTCAACTCAGGCACGCCATCGGCCGTTTGACGCGAGTCGAGACGCCGGCGGGAAGTGCTGAGTTCGCCGCGGCGGCAGCTGACGTACTCGATGACGCGGAAGAACTCTCTCTATCCGCGCCCATCGTTACAGACGCAGTCGCAGTGGTGCCAAGGCCGACGCCCTCTTCTGATGCGGGGGGCGGCCCTGTTGAAGCTGAGGCAGAAAGTGATCAGGAATCGCGGCCTGACGATGAAGTGCAGGAGTCTTCGCGGGCGAGGCAGAGGCTAATGGAGAGGATGCTAAGCACGCCTCATCTCCTGGGCTACCCGAATTTCGAGTCGAGTGCGGCAGAGAAGCGATTCAGGAAGGCGATGGATACGGCTGCCACTGCTCCCAGGGCTGCGGTGTTCCGTGCATGGGACGCACTTGAAGGGTGCTTCCAAGAGGTGATGTGGGCTCGGGGAGTCGGCCCTGAAGGAGTAGACGCGCCCTATGTTGGGCCAACCCGACGCAGGCTATCGGCCCTGGCCGCCATGGGTTTGTCCCCTGAAGGACTGAACGTTTACGTGCGACTACGCAAGTTGCGGAATCATGCGGTTCACTCCCCGGAGGAAGTGTCCGTTGCTGCTGCGGAAGACTTCGTTCGCAGCTGCCGGGCCATTGCGATTGAGCTGCAACGGTCCGCCTGACTGGCTGATTCCGGGCACGCCGGGGTCGCCCTGATTAGATCACAGATCGATAACGGGCGGCAATGTCAGGTGGCAGGGCAGAGCGTCTTGCGTAGCGCGTCGTTCAGCGCCTTGCCCTGTACGTCCGTCAACGGCCGGGCGTCGTTTCCAAACCGCTGCGCTGCGGCCCAGTCCAGTTTGTTGCCCCCGCCCGCCAGGCTGCTGCACTGGTTCCGGCCGGCATCGATCGCCTTCTCTTCGTCCTCGACGATCCGCGCGTCCACCTTCTTGATCGCGGCGAGGTACGCGGCCCGGTCCGGGCCGGTCGGCGCGGGCGGGATACCGGCGGCCTCCTCGGCGGCGGCATGGTTCACGGTCGGGGCGCTCGATGACGGGGCGGGCTTCGCGTTGTCCTCGGCCGAGCAGGCGGTAAGAGCGAGCAGAGCGGCGGCAGCGAGCAGGACGGCGGCGGGTCTCACGATGGCACTCCGTACGTAGGTCTGGTGACGGTGAGACACCCGAGGCACACGGATGGTTGTGCGTAGGTGGGCGCGCGGCGGCCGGTCCGACCGGTCATACGGCTGCGCCCCGCCGTGTCATACAGCGGAGCGCAGTGCGTCATACGAGTGTCATACCTGCTGGTCAGTGGGCTCTCGGGTGTCGTGTCGGCGGACCCGCATCAGCATGTTTCGGGGCTGCTCGCCGTCCGGTACGGCGCCCGCATCCCATGCGGACTGCCACCCGTGGGCGAGGAATGCGACCGCGAGTCGTACGGCCTCGGACTGGTTCATACCGGTCCGCAGGATGGTGGACAGGTCGGCGTCGAAATCGTCGGTGCGGGCGACGGAGACCGGCGTGCGGCGGTCGCGGGTACTCTTCGTGGTGGCCATGGCGGGGTGTACTCCCGTGGTGGTTATGGGCCCGTCTGCGATGTGGAGTCGTGGGCGGGCCCGCGGCGTGTGGTGGGGTTCTACTGCTCGCGAATGATGCGGCGGACGTAGGACGGGGTCACGCCAAGCTCGCGGGCGATGGTGGCGGTGTCCTCGCAGCGAAGGTTCGCGCGGGCGATGATGCCGGGCATGGCGAGCTTTACGGCTTCGGCGGCGCGGCGGATTGTGCCGGCCTCGGCGAGGCTGATCTCGTCGGCGACTTCGGCGGCGAGCTGTTCGCGGTGAGTGTGGGTATCGGCGCGGTCGTAGCTCTGGGCGAGGTCAAGCAGTGTTGCGACGGTGGGCGAGCTGTTCGCCGCGGCGAACTCGCGCTCGTACTGCTGGATGGCGGCCAGCATGGTGCGTTGCAGGGAGCTGGCGGGGGCCGCCTGTGTAGCGGGGGCGGGCGTGTCAGTGGTCCGGGAGACGTGAACGTACGTTGCAGGTGGCTGCTGGTCGTTGGTGCTCATGTGGTGCTGCTCCTGGTGGTCGAGGGGCCCGGCCGCAAGGTGCGGCCGGGCCGGTGGGGTCACGCGAACAAGGCGCCCTGTTCGAGGCCGAGGGCGAACAGGCCGGGGGCACTGGCGGTGGTCTGCTCGCCGATCCACTGGCCGCGCCACGTCCCGGCGGTGGCCTCCGCCTCGGTGATCAGCTCGGCCGTCAGGCGGGACTCTTGCTCGGCTGCGGCGCGGTCGGCGGCCGTGGGGCGCTTGCGTGCGCCGGGGGCGTTCTCGTCGGCGGTGGAGTAGCACCAGGGGGGAACATCTCCGGCGAGCAGCGCGGCGTGCTCCTCCGCGTTCAGCGTGCAGTGCATGTAGTCATGTCGCCGCTGCGACTCGCAGGGGTAGTAGCTGCCGTGGGTGGCGCAGTAGAGGGTGTAGTACGTCTCGATCGGGTGGGGGGTCTGGGTTGTCTCGGTGGCGAGTTGGTCGGTACGGGCCTCCTCGTTGTTGGCGTGGTCGGGCCACATCTGGCCGAACGCGTTGCGGTGGTCGCCGGTGTGGTCGGGGTCGAGGATGCAGGGCAGGCGGTTGGTGCCGATGGCGGGGCCGGTGGTCCAGCCGGGGCGGCGGGCGCCACACATGGCTGGGGCGGACAGCGTGGCAACGGTCTCGGTGGCGATGGCGTCGCGTACGGCGTCCGACCCAAGCAGGTCGCGTTCCCACTCGGTGAGCGGGTAGGCGTGCTCTGCGGCAACGGCCTCGGCGGCGGCGCGGTCGCGGGCCTCGGCCTTGACGCAGCGGATGCACACCTTCCAGCCCTTGAGCCCCTGAAAGTCGCCGTTGGGAATGCCGACGGGCTTGTTGCAGTAGGTGGTGCGGGTGCCGTCCTGGCGGATGTGGCCGGTGGTCTTGGTGCGGGCGTCGCGGATTGCGTACGTCTTCATGGGGTGTACTCCCGTGGTTGTCCGAGTGTGGAGCTCGGTGTGCAGAGTGTGGAGCCCTGCGGTACTGAGTACCGTACGACGCGGTACTGAGTTTCGCAATGGGTTCACTCGATCGGGTGGTTCAACCCCATGCTGGCCGCGCGCCCGCGTCGCACCGATACGGTCATCCCAAGCCACAGGACGGCCAGACCGAATAGGGTCGAGGTACGCGCAACCTGTACTGCGGACACACGCGCCGCCGCGGTAGTCGTCATACGAAAGGCCCCCGGGTCCCGCCACCCGGGGGCCGCTTACGTTCGCTGCTACGCCTGCTGTGTGGCCGATTCCAGCGCCACGTACAGCGTGACCAGTTCAGCCTCCCGCCACATGCGCCGGCCGCGGTCAAGCAGCACGGGCGCGGTGCACGCCGAGCCAGTTGCACAGACCACCGTGGCGGCCATGGGGTCACCGCTGCGGGTGTGCGCGGTGAGCACCCCCCGGCAGTACGGGCACGGCCGATCAAGGGCCGTGGGCTGCCCGTCGCGGCCGAGGGCCTGCTCAACGGCTCGGCGGGCGCGGCGCGCGGTCGCGGCGATCTCATCGAGTAGCAGGGGCCGAACCAGGGTGAACAGGTCGCCGGACTGCTCGCCGAGGGCGCGCCCCTCGACCCACACAGCAGCCCAGTGCAGCCCGTACGCGCGGCTGCCCGGGTCGGTGGGGGCGGCGTAGATCCAGCGGGCGGGGTCGTTGCGGTCGGAGCGCACCGTGACCATGCGCGTGCGCTTGAGCTTGAGCGCGGGCGCGGTCCGACCGCTGTAGCTGGCGACGTTCAGCGACGGGTGGCGGCGGACGGGGCGCTGTACGGCTGCTGCCACGGTGTCGGCGAGGCCGAACAGGTCGCGCTCGACGGAGAGGGCGGCGTCGAGGGCGGCGAGGTTGAGCGGGGCGGGGTGCTCGCGCAGGGTGAGCGGCAGGCGGCCGGTGCCCGGCTCGTCGTCCTCGGCAACAACTCCGATGGCGCGGGAGTCGCGCGGCGGCCACTCGCTGCGGGGCCGCCGGCTGATGGCGGCGAGCAGGTCGCCCCACTGCTCGCGCACGGCGGCAAGGTCGGCGGCGGCCTGGGCGGCAATCGGGTCAGGGGTGCTCACTGCTGTGCCTCCGGAGTGGTGATCGTGCGAATGGTGGTGAGCGCGGCCTCGGCGGTTGTGGCGCGCTCCTCGGCGGTGCGCAGCTGCTCGGAAATCGCCTTGGCTTCGTTCTCGGCGCGTTGGGCGCGGCTCTCGGCGACGATCTCGGCCGCGCTGCGCCACCTGCGTGCGCTTCGGCTGGCGTCGGTCGAGGTCATGTGGAAGTGCGCGCCGATGGCGGTCCATGCATCGGCGGCCGTGGGGGCGTGCTTGACCCGCAACAGGGTCTGATGGGCGCGATCGGCGACGCGTACGGCCTCGTTCTTGACCTGCTCGACGGCGGCCAGGCGAATGGCGTGATCGCGCTCGCGCTCGGCGTCGATGGCGGCCGGCTGCTCGGCGGCGGCGGCGATGTTCGCGGCGGCTCGGGCGGCCTCGGGCAGCAACCCGTCGTGCTCGGCTACGGCGGTAAGGGCGTCGGCGAGGGTGTCGGCGTCCCGGACGCGCTGCAACGTGGCGGCGGCACGATCGGTGTCGCGTTTCGCGGCGAGCAGGCGTTCGCCGCTGCGGGTGAGGTTGCGGGCCGCGAACTCAAAGAGGTCATCGAGCGGGGTCTCGGCGGGGCGGGCGTAGAGGGTGGCGAGGCGGCGGCGGTGCGCGTCGAGCAGCTGCTCGGGGGTCTCGCCGCGGGCCTCGGCGGTCGCCCGGGTGGCGTCCTGCTGAATCAGCTGGGCGAGGTAGTCGAGGGTGGCGCGAATGTCGCGGGCCTTCACGGCTGCTCCGGGATCGAGGTGGTCAGGTGGGCGGTCTGCTCGGCGAGGAACGCCCGGACGCGTTCGGTGGGGAGAGTCCGCGCGGCGACTACGCGGCGCCGGTGTTCCTCGACGGCCCGGTATGCGCGCAGTTGCTCGACTGCGTCGGCGGCGGCCTGCTCGGCTTCGCAGATCGCTTCGTGTGCGGCGTCCAGCTGCTCACTGAGGCGGCGCATCGCGGACTGCTGCCCGCCCACGGTGGCGCGCAGGTGGTCGGCCTCGGCGATCTCGGCCTCTGCTGCGCCGCGCAGTGCGTCGGCCTCTTGGGGGGTGAGGGTGAGTCGGCCGGCGCGGTCGACCAGGTTGCGTAGGCGTGCGCGTCGGGCGTCGCGTCCCTGTGAGGCGAGGGCGCGGCGGGCCTTGTTCGGGCGCGTACGGCGGGTCATGGGCGCCCCTTTCGGGCGAGGATGCGGCGGCGGTGCCAACGGTTCGAGAACGGCACATCGGCGAACAGGAGCGAGGGGGAGCACAGGAGGCCGGTGCGGTGGGCGAGGTAGCGGAACGAGCAGCGGCGGTAGGTCATCAGCTGACGTCCGGAATGCAGAGCCAGCCGGGCTCGCTGCGCTGCTCTGGGGGGATGCCGAGCACACGGGCGGCGGCGGTGAGCTGGCGTGTCCACTCGGCGGCCTGCTCGACCGTGCGGGCCTGCGGGATGACGTGAGCGAATCCACCCAACGCGATTTCCTTGCACTCCGTGACAAGGAACAGGCGGTCGCGGTCGTAATCGCCTGCCGACAGGGTCCTGACCTTGGGGAACTGGGGCCGGTCGGGGTGATCGGCGAGGGCCTTGGTGATGCGGTCTTCCTCGGCCCATGTGGGGGCGTCGGTCTCGACGGGCATGCCGTAGGCGAAGTAGGTGGAGTGGCTGAATCCCATGGGGCTGCTCCCGGGGGTGTGAGGGCGCCGCGCGGTGGCGGCGCCCCGGTGTGGTCAGTGCTCGGGGGTGGGGCAGGCGGAGCGGTGGCAGTTGTGGGAGTGGCGCCAGTCCGGGGAGCGCTGCGGGTCGTCCGCGTTGGCCGGCACGGGGACGGGGGCGAGGCGGGCGAGGATGCGGGCGTCTCGGGTGCGGCGGCGGTCGGGCGTGGTCGCCCATACGCCGGTGGGAAGTCCGGTGGCGATGACGACGAGTGCGACGAATGCGGCGTCGGCCGCGGCCCCGGTCATCGGCTGGCCTCGCGGGCGCAGTGCCCGGTGATGCAGCGGGCCTCTCCGTGGGCGGCGTAGTGGACGTGGTGGCCTTGGGCGGCGAGTCGGTCGGCTGCCTCGCGGGCGGCGTTGCGGCGGCCGTACAGGCGGGGCGAGGCGGTCGTCATCGGCCGGCCTCGGGGCGGTAGGTGCGGTGGAACACGTCGAGGGGGCAGGCGCTGCCGCACTTGCCGGGCTTGTCGTCGGTCCAGTCGTAGGCGACGGCAGTGTGTCCGGGCTTGGGCTCCCACACGCGGGACACGGTGACGATGCGGCCGGTGTCGGGGGCGGTGCGCTTCACGTACTGGGCGCCGACTGTGGGCGTGGCGGGCTGCTCCGGATCGGCCTGGTCCTCGGCGTCGTTGCGCATCGAGATGGCGTGCTCCATGCCCGACCAGCTGTCGACTCCTGCGGCCTCCAGGATGCTCAGCCATGCGTCGCGCTTCTCCAGCTCGGCGACGCGGGCGCGCAGCCGGGCGGCGTCGGCGAGGGCGTCCTCGCGCTCAATCGCGGTCGTGGCGTACAGGCGCACGGCGTGGGCGGCGCGGGCCTCCCACGTCGGGCCGGTCGGCTGCTCGGCGGTCGCCTGCTGGTCGGCGAGGCGGCGCAGCACTTTGACGGCGTCGCCGCGGCCGGGGTCGCACTCGTAGTCCTGGGGCAGGTTCTCGATGACGACGGCTCCGGCGAGCAGCGCGCCACGGGCGACGGCGGCCTCGGTAAAGACGTCTCCCTGCGCGGGCTGTTCCTCGGCGGGATCGGCCGGCCGAAAGTCCCAGTGCGGCTCGGCCTCGACGATCGGGACGAGCGAGGTGGGGCACTCGTTGCACTTGCGGGTCTTGACCCAACCGGCGGGGGTCTTGTGCTCGCCGGTGACGTTCCACGACTCGTGGGCGCACGGCTGCTCGTCGGACGGGGTGTGCGGGGTGTCGGTCATGGGGTGGGTCCTGTCTCGTGTGGAGTCGAGCGGGAAGGGTGGGCGCGGTGTGCTCGCGCGCGCGGCGGCGGCCTCGACCGGACGGCGGCCGGTGCGGGTCAGAACGGGGGCTGCTGGGTGTTCTGCTGTCCCCATCCGTTGTTCTGCTGCTGGGGCTGGTGCGGCTGCTGCTGGGTGTTCCAGGGGTCCGCGCCGGGCTGTTGTGCGCCGTATCCGCCGGTGGGCTGCGGGGCCTGCTGCTGGCGCTGCTGGCCGTTGCTGGTGGTCTTGGTGACCTGGGCGGTTGCGGTCTTGAGCGAGGGGGCGACGTCCTCGGCCTCGATCTCGTACACGGTGCGCTTGACGCCCTCGCGGTCTTCGTACGAGCGCTGTTTCAGGGCGCCGTGGACGATGACGCGGGTGCCGCGGGTGAGGCTGTCGGCGATGTTCTGGGCGAGGGTGCGCCATGCGGTGACGGTCAGGAAGACGCTGTCTCCGTCGCGCCATTCGTTCGTGCTCTTGTCGAACGTGCGGGGGGTGCTGGCTACGCGGAACTTCGCGACGGCGTGGCCGCTGGGGGTGAACTTCAACTCGGGGTCGTCCACGAGATTTCCGAGGAAGGTGATAACGGTTTCGCCGGCCATCAGGCGGCCTGCCTTTCGGGGTTGGTGGTGCGGGTGGCGCGGTCGCGGGCGTTCTTGCAGGTGCGGCACTTGCGGGTGCCGTTGCGGGCCCGGATGGTGTTGACGGCGTCGAACGCGTGGCCGCGCATGCAGTGGGTTTGGGCGGCGCGGAGTGCGGCGTGATTTGTCGAGGCGAGCAGGTTCACGCGGTGGGTGACGGCCCGCAGGTGGCTGGGGCGGACGCACGCGCGGTTGCGGCAGCGGTGGTCTACGTCGAGGCCGGCGGGGATCGGGCCGAACGCCAGTTGGTAGCCGTGGCGGTACGCCTTGACGGTGCGGTGCAACCAGAAGGTGCCGTAGCCCTTCTCGTTCCGGGCGGCGTCCCATTCGTGGCAGCGGCCGGTGACTCCGCGGACGAGTGGGATGGGGCCGTCGAACGCGACCTTGGACCAGTAGCGCCATGCGGCGGTGGGGCGTTGCTTCGGCATGGCGGCCCTTCCGGTCTGAGCACTAGGGCTCGCGGTTCGTGGAGACGTACGTACGTTTCCAGAGAGAAACGTAACACGCGAGGGGGTGCGCTTTGGAGTTCTGCGGCACCCCCCTTGCGTGCGGGTCTACGCGGCCTTCTGGCGCTTCCTCGTGGCGTCGCGCTCGCGGAGTTCGGCAAGCAGGATTGCGCGGCGCCTGGCGGCCTCCATGGGGTGTGTGGGGTGCGTGACGTGGTCGGGGGCGCGGCGTTGCCGGGCTCCGCCGAACGTGCCGTCGGGTACGGCTTCGGCAGCGAGTGGGTCGAGGTAGATCCTCATCGGCCACCTGCCGTGTGTCGGGCGCGCTGGTCGAGGCGGGCGGGGGGCTGGGCCATAAGGCGGGCGAGGCGGTCGCGGGCCGCGGTCTCGTCGAGGTGCGCGGCAAGCACGTTGCGGGCGGCCTGGGCGGCGTAGTCGGCGGTGTGGCGCTGCTCGCGCTCCTCGGCCTCGGCGGTGAGGCGATCGGTACGCGCCTGTTCGGCTGCGGCGCGCTCCGCGGTGAGCAGCTGCTCGACACCGTCGAACTCGCGCCACGTCCGCCACTTGAACCCCTTGGCCTCCTCGACGATGACGTATCCGCCGGCTGAGGTGAACTCCGTGATGAACCGGTCCCGCGCGTTGCGGTCGGTGGTGGTGCGGACGGCGGGCCGGTCGGGGCGGGCGTCCCACGATGCCGTGATCCGCCACGTGCGGCCGCCGCGGGTGCGGTCGCCTGTCTGGGCCTTGCGCTTGTGCGGCTTGCCGGGGTGCTTCTGGCGGTTCATGCGGGCTGCTCCTGACGGGCGAGGGCGGTTGCGGCGGCAGTGAGTCGGGCGCCGTGGAAGTCGGATCGCGGGCGGCCGGCAGTGGTGCACTTCTGGTCCTTCGAGGCGCGGCACGCCTCCCACGGGCAGGCGACGGCGAGCGGGTCGGGCAGACCGGCACGGGCGAGGCGGGACCGTTCGGCGCGACCGGGCCGGAAGTCCCGGAGCACGTCCTCAACGTGGGGCGGCATGTAGGTGCCGAGAGCGGCGAGGCGCTTCGTAACCTCTTCGGCCGGCGGGCCCGCGAGCAGCGCGCGGTGTGTGGTCGGCAACTGCTCGCCGCTGGCGATGGCCTGCCGTTCGGCCAGCAGCGCGGCCGTGTACGCGTTGCCGGTGTCGGCGTCCGGGTCAATCTCCGGATGCGCGGTCGGCTCGAACGTCCCGACATGGCGGCCGAGGATGTCGGCCTTGAACGTGTGCCACGGCCGGGATACGTCGCTGGCCTTGATCGGGTAGGGGCTGGTTGCGATGTGGCGGCGTACCGCGTGCGAGGCGTCCCACTCGCGGCCCTCGGGGTGCGGGGCGCGGGGCGGTACGTCGTCGAGGATGTCGGCCCATGCGTCGAGGCGTTCAAGTGCAGCCTCGGGCGAGGTGGGGGCGCGGGACGGGTCAAGGCGGTCCGTGTAGGCGAGCAGCGCGGCAACGTGGGAGCGGATCACTGGGCACTCTCCTGCGGGTCGTTCTGCACGGCGGCCGCCATCCACTCGGCGGCCTGGGCGGCGCGGCCGAGGCGGCGGGGGGCGTTCGGGTCGAGGGGAATCACGTCGGCCCCGGCGGACGAGCGGCGAATGTCCGACAGCGCGAACTGCAACGTGCCGCCGGTAATCGGCTTCGACGTCTGGCCGAGGCGGTCCATTGCGGCGGCGAGCATCTGCGCGTCCAGGCCGTTGGCGAGGGCGTCCTCGACGGCCCGGCGGATCGTGGTCCGGTTTTGGGCCGTACCGCGGCCGTACTGGGACCACCACGCCTCGACCAGGGCCGCGGCTGCCGCCTTCCCCCCTTGGGGGTTAGGGGGGTTACTACTCCCGTAGGGAGTAGTAGGGGACGGGTCGGGTCGGGGGGACCGTGACGGGTCCACACCGTCACGGTGTGACAACCCCTCCTGACCTGCAAAGAGATCCGGAAACGCAATGCTTTCCGAGACGCTTTCGGAATTTTCAGCCGATCGTTCACCCGCGAAAGAGTTCGTTTCGCGCGACGAATCGGAGCGATTACGCGTCTGGCCGCGTTGCTCGGCGGCCTTCTCGCGGGCTCGCTTCTGCCGGTCGGCAGCGGCGGCGCGGGTCGCCTCGGTGGCGCTCTTGGTCGGGTTGTAGACCAGGAAGTCATGCATGACGTAGTCGCCGGTGGGCGGCTGCGGGCAGCGGGGGCAGGCGTGGCCGGCCGCGTGCCAGAGACCGGCGGCGACCAGCTTTCGGGCCTGCGGCGCGGTGCCGTAGAGCTGGGCGACGACACCGGGCACGGCGCCCTCCGTGAGGTGCTGCGCGGCGTACGCCCCGGCGCGCATCCACAACCCGACGGCCGGGTTACCGGCCTTGAGCAACTTCGGGTGAAGGTGGGCCGTGTCGTCGACCTTGAACCATGGCATTCGGTGGTGCTCCGTTCGGGGGTGTGGCGCCCGGGGCGAGGGGCGCGCGGCTCGGCCTCGCCCCGGGGCCGTCACTGGGGGCGGCGGTGGAACGGGTGGGTGATGCTGGGCTGGTGCTCGTTGCAGCGCGGTCCGCACGGATACGGGCGGACCGGGACGGCGCCGCATCGGGGGTTGCCATGGCCGCACACGCGGGGTGGCCGGTCGGCGGGGACCTCGACGGCGAGCTGTCCGGCGAGTGGGGCGGGCGGCGGAGTGTCGAGCAGCTGGCGGGCCCGGTCGAGGCGGGCGCGCGGCTTCACGCGGCGGCCTTGCGGGCGTGGTGGGCCTCGTCCTGGCAGGTGCCGCAGTACGGGCTGCCGTTGGGGAGATACCGGCGGTGCTCGGCAACGGCGTGGCCGCGGGTGCATTCGGTGAGCTGCGAGACGCGGCCGAGTACGGCGGCGAGTTGGGCGCGCACCCGTGTGCGGGCGGGCAGGTCGGCCAGGTGCGCCGGTTCCACGCAGTCGGCGTAGTCGCACTCGACGGTCACGTATCCGTTCGGCTCTCGGCCGGCTGCGATCTGAAACGCGGTCTTCCGGGCGGTGTACGTGCGTTCCCTGTAGGTGAAAACCGGTGTGCGGCTGCCCGTTGCGCGTCGGCCCGTCCACTCACGGTGGCCACCGGCGCGCGGCTGGGTGTAGCGCTCCCACGCTTCCGCGATCGTGAGGTTCGTTCGGTTGGGCGCCGGCGGTACGGGTGCGGGGCCGATACCGAGTAGGCGGCGGTAGCGGGCGGGGGTGGCCTTGTCGAGGCCGAGCTCGCGGGCGATGGCGGCGTTGGTGGCGCCCGCGGCGAGCAGGTCGGCGATGCGGGTGAGAGTGTCGGCGGTGAGGACCTTCATCGGGCTGTGCCTTTCGCGGGGGCCGCCCCGGGGCGTGGGGCGGCCCGTACGGCGGTTACTGGGCGGCGGGCTCGGCGGCGGCGTCGTCGGCCGTGATCGGCTCGGCCGGCGGGAGCGCGGGCGGCGCGTCAGTGCTGATCTGTCCGGTGCGGATGGCCTGCGCGGCCAACTCGCGGCCGTCGAGGGGCTGGCGCTTGCTCGCCCGGCTGAACAGGTACCGGAAATACGCCTTGCGGGTCGGGCGGATTGCGACCCCCGGCACGTCGTGCACCACGCCCGAATCAGGGTCGGCGTACTCGGCCACGTTGGCGGCGGTCACGGTTGCCAACACGCGGTCAGCGAACGCCCCATCGACGACCGTTTCCGTGCGTGCCGGCACGATCCGAAAGCCCCACTGGTCCGGGTACGTGTCCCGTACCCACGCGTGGAATGCCTCGCGGTCCGTGATCTGCGCCTCGGCCTCGCCACCGACGCGGGTCACCGTCGCGAATTTCGTCTCGCCATCCGGGAGGGTGATCTCGGCCTTGGTGCTCTTGGTGGCCTTGTACTGCTGGGCGAGCAGGTCGGCGGCGTCAGTGTCGACCTCGGCGAACATCGCCTTGGCGCGGTCGAGCTGGGCGGCCATGGCCTGACGGTGGCGGAGCACGGCGGCGAGGTACGCCGGATCGGGCGCCTGCGCCTTCTTCTCGATGGTGGTCACTGGTCCCTCCCGCTCGCAACGACCTCGATGCGCTGGCGGAACATGTCGAGCTGCGCGGCCGTGGCCTGCTCGACGGGGATGCCGTAGACCATCTGGAAATCCGTGTCCAGCGTGGGGAGGTTGGCGCGGCTGGCCGCGAGGCGCAGCCGCTGCTCAGCCTCTACGGCGGCCTGTTCGTCGGAGTTCGGGGCGTCCCGGTGGTTGTCGTCGGCGGGGCCGGTCGGCTGCTTGGCCGGCTGGGCGGCCTGGCGCTTCTCGGCAGCGACCAAGTCGAGGCGGGCGAGGTAGTCAGTCGGGGCGCCGTTCTCGGCGGCGGCGGCCCGGATCTTGGCGAACTGGTCGGGGCTGTCGGCGCGCTGGGCTTCTGCGAGGTAGTCGCGGCGCTTCGCCTGCTGCTGGGGCTGCTGCTGCTCCCACGGGCCGGGCTCGGCCCGGTCGCTGCGGCGCGCCTGCCCGCTTTGCTGCTGGCGCTGCTGGGAGCGCTGCTGGCGGCCCTGCCGGTTCTGCTGGCGCTCGGCGCGGTGCTGCTCCGTCGGCTGCGGGTGGTCGCGGTCGCCATCGTCGATGGACCGGCCATCCACCGGCAGCATGAACAGGGTGAACAGTAGGTACTTCAGAGCCGCGGCCTGCGCCTTGTTCATGGACTTGTCGGCCGTGTCGAACGCCTCGCCCGGGATCTCCGCGACCAGGCAGTCACCCGCGGGCCCGTAGATGCGGTACCGCATCTTGATCAGCGTGCGAGTGATCTTTCCGTCCCGGTCCTGCTTCTGGGCAGCGATGCTCGGGAGGATGAACACGCCGTGCGTCCGCATCGGCCCGGCCATGGCTGACATGACGTCGTCAATGCCGCGGAACTTGTAGTTCTGGTGCGTGTTCGTCTGGTCCTTTCCGACGGGCATGGCGTCGCGCATCACGCCGTTGATCGCGGCGAACACGCGGGGGGCGTCGGCAGGGGTACCGGGCGGGGCGGGCTCGTAGGTCGTCTCGGCCGCGTGGAAGACGGCGGCCATCGGGTCGGCGGGGGCGGCGTGGGCTGCCGGGTGCAGCGCGGTGACTGTCACGGGCGGGTGCTCCGGTTCGTGGTGTGGCGGATGTGGGCGGCAAGGTGGGTGAGGCGTCCGGCGAGGGTGATTGCGAGGTCCGCGGTTAGTAGCGGGTCGGTGTGTTCGGCGGGGAGTTCGGCGAACAGGGCCTCGCGGGACTCGTCGGCCTGGCCGGCACGGATCGCCCGCTCGTACTCCGGCATGTCCTCGGACACGGCGGCGTGGTCGAGGCGGAGCACGGAACCGGCGTGCGCGGCGAGCAGCTGGCCGACGCTCACCGGGTCCTCCGCGTAGGCGATGGCGAGGTCATCGAGCAGCGGGGCGAGCAGCTGCTCGGCGACGGGCAGGCGGACGCGGTCACCGGCGGCGGTGAGTCCGGGGCGCATCATCGGGCGGCCCGCGCGGTGTCGATGCCCAGCGAGGCCGGGAACAGGGGCACGTCCTCGGCGAGGTGGCCGGTGCGGATGTCGTAGCGCTGCGGGACCGACCAGTCAGCGCCCGGGAACGCGCGGTCGAGCAGGCCGAGAGCGGCCGTGCGGGCGGCGGCGTCGCCGATCGGCTGGCCAAGGTGATTGAGCAGCGTCACCCACGTACGGGGCTCACCGTCGATGGTGACGGGCACCGTGCGGGCCTCGGCGGTTCCGGGGGTGATCTGGTCGAGCTGGCGGGCGATGACACCGGTGCGGGCGAGGTGGCGGCGGGCGGCGCGCGTCCCTGCGGTGAAAGCCGACGGAACGGTCTCAATCCTGGGGCCGGTAGTCTGCGGGGTGTTCACGGGTCGTGTCTCCTCACGGTCGTGGTGGGTCGTCCGGGTCGCAGCCGGGCGGCCCTTTTTCGTGTGTCAGGCGGCGGTACGGCGGGGGGTGCGCTGTCGCCGCTGCTGGCGTTCGAGGCGGCGCAGAATCAGTTCGGCCTCGGGGGGAAGTCGGCCGGCGGCGCGGTCTGCGTCGCGGCGGGCGCGGGCCTGATCGAGGGCGGCCCGTGCGTTGCGCATGGCCTGTTCTCGACTGACCGTTGCCGCTTTCATGCGGCTGCCTGTTCGACCAGTTGCGCGGCGGTGAGGCCGTACTCGCGGTGCACGGCGGCGGCCGTGGATGCCTTCGGCTCGCCGCGCCCGGTCCACAGCCGGTAGGCGGTGGCGCGGCTAACACCGAGGCGGTTGATCAGGTCGGTGTAGTGCTGGTCACCGCGCTGGTGGGCGGCGGCGAGCAGCTGTGTGCGGTCGTATGCCACGGTGCACGTTCCTCTCTTGAGCGAAACGTATGTTTCACGAGAGAAACGTAGCACGTGAGAAACGATATTCAAGTACAGACCGCGCGGTTCCGTTTACAGTCCCTTTGCGTGCGGAAGCGCTTGACTCCCCGTTAGGGGTGAGAGACGATCGGTCATGCGTTCGAGTAAATTTGCATGCCAGGGGGACTCTGTGAAGGTTGCGTGTACGGCTTTTGGTCGTCTCGTGAGGCCGTCTGGCGCGGCCGTTTCACGCGAGATACGTTTCACTCATGAGACGACGGACCCCAGACGAGTTCGGCCGCTGGCTCCATGACCAGCTGACCGCCCGCCAATACGCGCTCACCCCACGCGGCGGCGGCCAAGTTCGATTCGCCGAGAAGGCCGGCATCAGTAAGGCCACCGTGAGCCGCATACTGCGCGGCGAGGGCCGTTCCACAGACATCGCCGTACTCGAACGCATTGCAGCCGCGCTCGACGTCCGCCTCGGCGTCGTCCTCGTTGAGGCCGGCGTAGTCAACCCGGACGAACTCGGCGCCGCCCAGCAACCTCACGGCCACATGACGGCCGACGAGGCAGCCGACGAACTCGGCATCACAGACCCAACCGCCCGGAACGTTTTCCGAGGCGTAGTTGACACACTCAGACCCGGCGACCCCGGGTAGAACAGCGCCACCACGGAGGACGTACATGCGCCACATCACCATCACGCCGGCCGCAACCGCCGTCACGGCCGGACTCGCACTCTGCGCATACCTCCTGGTCGGCCACGCCCGCACCGCTATCCACTCCGCACCTACACCCCAGCAACTGACCGATGCGCACCGCGCCGGATACACCCTCGCACTCACCCACGTATCGCGCGGCCTGCTCACTGCCGCACCGGAGGAACTGTGA